CGGCTCTTGTGTATAAACTGTTGGTACTGATCCATTATGTGTTCTCCTCTGTTACCATCTCTGTTAGTTTGTTTAAGTACCAACCAGCTTTCTGTAGGTCTTCTACCTGCTTACCTTTGTAGTCATAACGCCACAGGTACTTCATGCAGTTGCCCTTGAGGTAGCCTTTGAATGCAACACTGGACATGGATTCCTCTATTGCATCAATACACTCTATGTTGCCTGTGTTATAGTGTTTAGGCGCACCAACCATATCCTCTTCGTCTTCCTCCCAAAGCTCTGAGTCTTCATCGTGTGCTGCCTGCATCCATGCCTCTAGTCCTGTCTTCCTATCTCTAACTCTGTCCCAATCAAACCGTGTTGCGTCATTAATACTCATCTTCAAAGTCCTCTGCTATTCTGTCAAAGTTTTTAATTAACCTATCTTCAAAAGCATCTATTAAATCTGTCGTTGTAATGGATAGTAACTCACAGATTAAATCTTCATCCAGATGCAACACTATCTTTTCTTTTAGTTCTTCAAGAGTAAGCGACATGTTGTTTCTTCCCTTTAATATATTTGGTCATTTCCTTAGCTGTCTCTATAGTGTAATGCTTGAAGCCTTCCTTCTCACACCACTCCCCCATTGTTATCTTGCCACCCTTGCGTACTTTCTTGTTAGGATTTGACAACACAAAGATTAACTCCCAACACTTCATTGAATCTCTAATGGATGTGTACTTCTGTGTGTCACCAGCCCTGAAGAAACCTTTACACTCTATTAGTATTCCCTTCTCCTCGTGTACGAAGTCCGGTATGTACTTCCTGTGTGTAGTGTAGGGAAGACCATACGGTTCAAACAAATACTGCCCATCTAGTTTCTCTGACAAGTCCCGCTCAAGTCCTGATCTAAAAGCCTGTTTCGTCATGCTTCTTAAACTCCTGTACTCTAGGTTCGTTTACTACCTCTACTAAAAACTTTGGCCCGTATGAGTAGTTGAAGACTCTTAACTCTGGGTAGCAGTGGTCTTTGAATTGACAGTACGAGCAACCAATAGAGAGCTTTGAGTTTCCTGACTTGCCGTCTGGCACAGGTTGGTAACACCACTCCTTCGGTTCTGGCTGCTCTACTAGCTTTTTTATATGCTTAACCCTGTCCGTAATGTCACCCTTCAGTACCTCATACACGGGAGCTTGAGTATCCTCAAGGTCATACTTGAGGTAAGTCAAGTGACCATTGGCTTTGTCCATAGCTAGCCAGCCAAACTGTGTCTCGCCTTCTGAGTGAGCGTAGGCTTTTATCTGATCAATGTAACCAAAGGGATCGTCAAAGGCCAGCGAACCATCCTTAAACTTCTTGAACCCGAAGCTGCTTGCTGACTTAACATCAGTAACAACACCATCAATCTTGCAGTCCATGTGACCCACGATACCTTCAACCTTACATACCTTCTGCTCATCAGTGACTGAGTGTCCAGCCATGCGTGTCAGGAACAACAACATCTCTTCAATCAAGTGACCATACATAAACTTGACATAGGTGTGTGGCTGTATCTTCTCTCCCTCTGTACCGTTGACATGATTCCAGAGATACTTGTCGGTGCGGCCAATATTTGACAAGCGTAGCTTGCGGTTATCCTCTCGCTTCTTCCGACCAAACTCAGTACGCATCAATGCCTTGACACCTTCACCGAACTTCTCTATCTCTGCCTCTACATCTACAGACGGGTCAGCATCTTTGCTTTCCATCAGTGCGTAGATGTCCTGTACTACATTGTCCGTTGTTTTATTAGTATTCATGTATCACCTCTAGTATCAGGTCATTAGCAGTTTCCGGTGGCAACCTGAACCACTCGTTGATGTTGTCACATTCCTTTGCTAATCTTGTGTGTGCTGCTGACTCCGCTGCTCTCCTGTCGTCTACATCGTAGGTATACAACAACGTGTAGTCCCTGTAAGGTGAGGATGTTTGATAGTTACCTGCTCTATCCGTTGCGTCCACTGCCATCCCTACCTTAACCCAGTCTTTCCATGCAGGGTTAGCAATAACGTACACTTGACCCTGTGGGTTGTCCTTGAAGTTCTCTAAGGAACTAAAGGCTGCATCCTCAAACCCTTTGTAACGTCCTGCTTTGTACAGTGGGTGTGTCTTGGGCACATACTTACCATTGACAAACATTCTGGAGGTATTCTTTTTATTGTGAGATTTAACTCTACGTCTACCTCCATCTGCTTGACCTACGTACCACCACTCACCATCCTCATAAATACAGTTCTTGTTAGTGGGTGTCTGCCCAACTGTTTCCAACTTTGTAATCTCCCGCAAGGGGGCAGTTGAGTTTGTAAAAAAGTCCTGCTGCTTCGACACAACTGGTTGCAAGCCTTCCGAAAACCTCTGCTTTCTCTTGTCTGACCTCTGTCTGGATTTCATCGTGTATGTTTCCTATAATGTTAAAGTCTATACCCCATAGTATAGCATACTCATGCAGTAAACACAATGCTTTCTTCATAACAATCGCACCGGCTGACTGGAGTAAGCTATTCAATGCAGCGTGTTCTGATCGTATGGACACCCTTCTCCTATCCAGTCCATAAACAAAGCCTCTTCCAGCCGCCACTCCAACTCGTTCTCGTAACTGTCCAAGAGCTGGCGTATTTGCGAGGAACTTTTCCTTAAGTCTTTTACCATCACGCTTAGTTCCTCCAACGATACTTCCGACCTTGGCATCTCCTGCCCCATAAAGGAAAGCGTATATAAAAGTCTTTGCCTGATCTCTAGTTTCAAGGCCCGCAGCCAACTGGTTTGCCGTATGAATATCTCCGTTGAGTATTTCATTAGTGTATGCCTCATCATTCATGTAGTGTGCAAGCATCCGTAGTTCCAAGCCACTAGCGTCCATACCTACTAGCTTGTAACCCTCCGGTACAGTCCACACATCACGACACTGCTTGCCGTAAGGTGAGTATACCGCTGGAACCTGCCCCATGTTAGGACTAGAGTGTGTCATACGGCCTGTTACAGCGCCGTTAGGGTTGACGTACCCATGTACTCTACCGTCCTCTTTAACTGCCTCTACCCAGCTTTGTACCTGTGCGATACGCTTCTGTATCATAAGGTACTCACCTATCAGTGAAGCCTGTGGTATGCCCGTCACTGTACTCAGCACTGCCTCATCTACGATGGCCTGTCCTGTCTCAGTAAACTTCTTAGGCTTCCAGCCAAAGTATTGCAGGTATCTCCCTATCTGCTGTCGTGATCCAAGGTTAAACTCTGGAAAGTCAATGCGGCTAAACGGTGCTACCGCTGTGTCCCAGTCATCACCTAGAAACTTAAGCCCAACAACCGAATACGTACCATCTTTCTTAATCTTGGGTGTAATCTCTTTGACAAATGTTGGTAACGGTTTGAAAGTCTTATGCACTTCGTCTTCAAGGTCATACTTTTTCTCCTTTAGTTCCGCTAATAATAGGAATGCTTTCTCTTGATCTAAGAGCCATCCTGCTTTAACTTGCTGTAGTATAATGCTTTGTACTTGGTGTTCCAAGCTAATGCTTTCAGCTCCAAAATCTGCAAGCTCAAGAAGTAATCTCTGGTACACCAGCACATTAACGCTAACGTCCTGCTTGCAATAGTCCAGCATAGCAGGCGAATACGTAGTAAAATCACTGTAGTCTCCTTTGGGTTGCCCCAGTATAGTACCCCAGTTCTCTAGGGAATGTCCGTTGTGTCGCTGTGGGTTGGCTAGTCTTGACATCACTAGCGTGTCAGTTACTTTGCATTTGCTAAAGTCTGTACCTAGTAGCTTCTCTAGGACTGGTATGTCATAGCCAAGTATGTTGTGGCCTATCACTTCACAGTCTCCATGCCCCTTGATCCAGTCATTGAATGCCAGCATGTCATCACCTACCCACCATGACATTTGCTTTCTGTCTAACTCATAAGCTGCGATACACCATAATGTATCAGGTTCAAAACCGTTAGCCTCAATGTCAAATACAATCTGCTTCATTTAAAACTCCGCATCATCTCCGGTAGGACAACTGGTCTCTATCATTCGACCAGACACCTTATCATAATACAGGTAACAGGCAGGCCCTGTCAAGCCCACAAACCTATTCTTTAACACACGGACACAGGTTGTGTTGCGTGTCTCAGGGTCTGCGTGTTGTTGATCACGCTCTAAACCAATAACTATGTCGCTAAGTTGCGCTATCGCCGCCGAACCTCTTAGTTCTCCCAGACTTATCTTACCACCATCCTCGTGTGCTTTAGCACCGCTAGGTCTGCGAAGGTGTGACACTAGGAATAGCCCTACACCTGTCTCCTGAACCAGCTTGCGGAGGTTGGTCATAATACTGTCGATAGCCTTACGCTCATCGTTATTGTCCTGATCGCTGACAACAATACTCAGGTGGTCTAGGATGATCCACTTACAGTCCAATCCTTTAGCCATGTAGCGTATGCGTCCTAGCAGGTTGTCCTCGCTCGTGCTGCCCCAGTGATCAAACATATAGATACGTCCTGATCCCATCGTCCTATCCCAGTATCCCTTCTTCTCTTCCTGAGTCACTGTCTTGTCTAGGTGTAGCTGCTTGTTGGCTTCAATGGACATGATACCTAACGCTGTCTTGGGGATGTCCTCTTCCAGTGCTAAGATACCTATGTTGTCTTCCGTTGCGCCTAGCAGGTAATGCTCTAGCTCCCTGACGATCTGTGACTTGCCCATGCCTGACCCTGATGTGATAGTCACTAACTCTTTAGACCTGAAGCCGTGGGTGTACTCGTTGAGGCATGACCACGGGTAGTCAATGGACTTGACATTGGACTGCTTGATGATCATATCCCATGTCTCACTGCCCGCTACGATACCGTCCGGCTGGTATGCTTTAGCGTTCCACCACTCCTTAACAAAGTCCTGCACCTTACGGTCTCTAAGCATATCCCCTGCGTCCTTCATAGGGAGTGTTACGTTCTTAGCTTTGTTAGGTGTGAACAGATCAAGCACTGACTTGGCTGCTTCCTGTCCAGCCTTGTCACTGTCAAAGCAGATGACCACGTTGTCAAAGGTCTCAAGCCACTCTAGGTTTGCTTTGATGTCTTTGGCTGCTCCTGCTGCTCCTGATCTGATGCTGACTGCTGGCCACTTCCCGTCAAACATTTCATTGACAGCAAGTGCGTCCGCCTCGCCTTCTGTGACCGTGATGTATTTACCGCCACTCTTGAACGCCTGTTGGCCGAAGAGACCCGCATTGTCAAAACCTCCTGTTGCATAGAATGATTTGTTATCTACGATGCGTACCTTAGTACCTGTCGCAGTGCCTGTGTCCTTGTCATAGTAGGGGTAGTGATGCTTGGTTATCTTACCGTCTACGCCATACTCGACAGTGACACCGTAACGCCTCGCTGTCTCCTGATTGATACGCCTGTCGGGTATCGCTGCTACTACACCTGTCATCTCTAATGACCTCGCTGGTTTGCGTTGTACTGCCTGACCTACCTGACCATTGCCGTGTTCGTAATAGTTGCAGCCCCCAGAGAAGCAGACTGCATGTCCATCACTATAGCGAGCCAGATTGTCAGATGAGCCACACGATGGGCATGGCTCATGTTGAACAAAGGTTGACTCTGGTTGTGTCACTAGAAGTCCTCCCCTTCTCCCTGCTCTGCTACCTCAAGCACCTTGATCTTGTTAAGGTAAGTCCCTGTGCCGTGGACTGGATGTGGCTGACCCTCTGCCCACAGTAAGCGAACCTTAGAGCCTCGCCCAATGCGTCCTGCAAATGGCTGACCCTCTGCGTCCATCACTGGTACATCATACTTTGTACTAAACTTACGTTGCTTTGTACCTTCGTACTCACGCAGCTTGACACCTAGACCCGCTAGCTGATCCGCTGTGTTGTCGTCTAAGCTGATGACAACTGAGTACTTGCCTGTGGATTGACCCTGATACATCTCGTGGGTTTCTAGGTTCTCAAATGCAATTGTGCCTTCTACTACTGCCATGGTATTTCCTCTTGGTTGTGGTTTGATACTACTTAAGTATCGTTTGGTTAAACTTTAAAGATTAATTCTAAAACATTTCCCTTAACTACATAAGTATTATATCAAGTATTAATCATACTGTCAATCTCATTACTGCTTAAATTATCAAATATTTTATTTACCTCGTCCAATACTGCGTCATTAGAGTATGCAGCACACTCGTTGCATAGGTCAAGATGATAACCTGTCTGGTGGTCTATTCTCTTCAATTCATAATCGTTTAGGATAACGTCACATGCTTTGCATCTACTCATTGGGGAATGCCTCATTATATTGTTTGGTCATTTCGTCATACGAGTTACTATAGTATTCATCTCGCATCTGTTTAACTACTCGTGCTGTCAGTTCTGATAACGTCATACAGTATACTTGATACTCAATCAGTTCGTCAACCATTACATGCGCTGACTCATCTATCCAGTCACTAGGCTCGTGATCATAGCCTAACAGGTTCTCTTTTATTTTACTCATAATAATCATCCTCTATCGTGTTGTCAAGTGCTGGGTCTTCCAGTGTGAATGCAGTATACACCAGCCACATAACAAAGACAACACCCAACCCCAACAATATCATACGTCAATCTCCTCATATACACGACCATAGCTGATCAGGAGGAAGGGCAAGTGCAATAACACACCTTCAAAGGGCATGGCAAAGGTTCTTTCTGTCTCTACGTTATAGACCCACACTGCCCTGCTGTCGGCAATCTCAAGAAACACGCCGCATCCGTTTATTAGTTCTACTGATAATGTCCTGTTAAATATTCTCATTAGTTATTGCCTCCGTTATTATGAATTATGCCTGCTCTAACGCCTCTCTCGTAGGCTGATAGTCCTGCAGTCTGTTGCTCAGAGCCTGCCTTAAAGCCTGCAATATACGCCTTCTCGTTATCGTCTAGCCACTGATCATTGCCCTGATCATCTGCTGTGGCCTCGTCAATCTCCCATTGTTCCGCTGTATCCTCGTCTTCATCTTGCGGCCCGTGATGCCAATCTGGATCTTTCATTGTACTAAACTCCCATATTCAATTGTGCCTACCATAACATATCCGACAAACAATAGCACACCATAAAGGATAAATTGTCTGGACTCTGCGCGTTTACGCCTTTCTAATTCCTTTGTCACATGTCCTACTTTGTATGGGTGGTTTATCATTGGTCAGGCCCTCGCTCTACCATTAGCTGCAGCGCCGCTGCTCTGTCATCGTCTAGGCTGCGTATTAAATCCTGCAGCACCTGAGTTTTGACCTCATTAAACACATTGTCAGAGCTGATCATATTGTCTAGCTGTGCCTGTAGCTCCTCTATCCAAACGCCTGCCTGCTGGAAAAACTCAGGGGCATCGCCGTTGTGTAGTGCGGTTCTGGTGGTACTTATCTCCACCCAATCATCCCATTTGCTCATTATTTAACCCTCGTAATAGTGTACTCTTCAAATCCAGAGGCACGACCTGCTGCATGTGCCTCTGCCATTGTAGCATAGTATTTGCTATAATCAAACGTGTAGTAATAGACCCTGTACATTATGCCACCTCATCATAATCTGAATCACATTCACTGGTTGAAGTCAGCAGGCAATCAATGCGATCCTGTGACACTGTAAGCGCCTCACAGCCA